TGCCTGTTGTTGTGCTCCTAGTTGTCCTAGTGCTTGTCCACCTGCAAGTTGTTGTGCTCTTTGTTGTTGAGCTGCCTGTAATGCAGTACCAAAACCTGCTGCTTGTGCTTGTCCTATTTGAGATAAAATTCCTCTTTGAAGTTCTGCTCTTTGAACACCTTCTCTTCCACCACCAAATGCGCCAGCACCCACAGCACTAGCTGCTAACTGATTCATTTGCATTTGTCCTCTTCTAGCAATTTCGTCAGTTACATATGATTGATATGGATTAAAAAATTGTTGAATGTTTGGAGCCTGTAATCCTGCTTGTAATGCTCCTACTCCAGCACCTACAGTTCCTGCACCAACACCAGTTTGTCCTGCTTGTTGGATTGCAGCTTGCTCTATACCTGTAATAGGTGCAACTTGAATACCAGGTAATGATACTGGGGTCGCAGCTAACTTAGCTGCTTGGTCGTATAAGGAAAGCTTTCGAGCCTCAACTCCTGGTGCTTCTCTTGCTATACTTGTTTGTGTTCCGCTAGTAGAACCACCTCCACCACCACCAGAATCACCTCCTCCAAAAATAAAACTCATTAGTTTAACTCCTTAGTATATAAATATCTTTTAACACCCCAACCTTTTGTTTTTAAAAAAGGCATCCAACCTGGTCTTGCATGCACAGCGATTCTTTTACAACCTTCTGATTTTGCAATGTTCTCTATTGTATCAGCAAGTTGGTCTTGCCACAATTCTCTCTTCTCTCCTTTTAAAAGGATAACTTCACATTGAGAAAAATTAGGTAAAACTGTAATTCTTACTACACATACACCAAATACTTTATATTGGATACCATCGTCTGATCCAAACATCATGAATAGACCCATCTTATTATTTTTGATATATCCTTTTAAATCTTCAATAGTCATAGGGTCTCCATCATATTTAAGACCTTCTCTCAACATAAACTCTACTAATGACCAGTACTCATCCACCATTGATGGAAATATCTCAAGTACATCTACTTGTTTTTTAATTTTAGTTTTGTTTGCTTGCATTGACTATATCGTAAATCCTTTTAAATTTTTTCTGTTGATCGTAAAAGAAATCAGCTCCTGCTTTTCTCATACTTTTAAAACTTTTAGGATCTGCGCCAGATAAGATACCTGCACCTAATACTGCATCTGCTCTTGATACAAACTCACCGTCAGCTAATTGTGCAAGCATTGTGTCTTCATCTTTATCACCGTTACCGGCTCCATCTTCAACATATCCTGTTGCTCTTACATAATTGTTTGCATCGTTCTCATCATGATCTGATTTAGATGGTAAATAACTTACACCACCTGTATTAAATTTTTTTACAACTTCAGCTAGTCCACCTTTGTTTGCATAAAACATATTTGATCCATATACATCTGATCTTGCAGGCATAGTGTTTTCTGCAGGAACAAATGCTCCTTCTAATTTTGCAGCTTGTTCTTCGTATGCTCTTTTATAATCTTCTTCAGTAAATGGTGGTTTAGGTTCTTCTGGTTCACCTTGTAATAATGGTAAAACACTAGCTGCGGTAAATGCTGTTGCTAATGGATTTTCTTTTGCTTTAGTTAATAATTTTTGAATACCTGTTGGCTCTGGTGTTGCTGGAACATTTAATCCAGAAAGTTCTCCACCTCTAGATACTATATCTCTACCAAATTTATCTGTACCAATTACAGTGCCTTCTGGCATGTTAGCTCTATTTAAAAAACTGGTGCCTAAATTACCTTGAGGCATTGCCGCAGCTTGTTGTCCAAAACCTAAACTTGAAAACGCAGGTTGTTGAAATGAAGCAGGTCCCATACCTGCAGCACCTAATGCATAAGAACCACCCCCTAATAGAGCTGCGTCTCTTAATGCTCTTCTTGTGGATTTACCTCTAAGTTTTTGTACGCCAAATGTGGCTAAAGCTATTGTAAATGGATCCATAGTCTATTTCATTAATTATAGACAATATTACCATTTTACTTAGGTAATATCAACTCGTCAGCAAATCTACCCTCATACTGATGTTCACCAATATGTGCTATTGGATCGTCAATAAAGGCATGACATTTGCCACCAATCTCAGTCCATAGTTTACAGAAAGAAAAGTCTTCACCTAAATAAGTTTTGGTTTCTGGGTCGTGAATACAATCAAAAAAATTCCACATATGAGGCTTATCTACATACTCACCATTTATTACAGTTTTTTGTATTATTTGTTTATCTGGATAAGCTTCAATCATCTTATCAAATACTCTTCTTTTAATTAACATACATCCTGTAGGGCTATGGGTTACTTCTATTACCCCTCTATCTACGTTAACATTATTAGGATCCGCTATCTTCATAGGGTAAGTATGAAGCCATCTTCTTATATCATCACCTTTTTTAATCTCACCTTTTTGCATCTTTTTAAATGCTTTGTCCCACATTAAAGTTTTAAGTGGGTATGGTATTGAGATAACGTCTTTATCTCTTTCAATCATTTTAAATATAGACTCTGCATTAAACAATATATCTGAATCAATAAATAACATATGAGTTAATCCAGACTCTATAAAACCAGACACACATAAATTTCTACCTTGAGTTACTAAAGATGATTTCATTATTTGAAAAGCAACATCTACATTTCTCCTCATACATTCTTTTTGAAATTCTAATAACCCTTGAGCATAATGAATAGAGCATTGATCATGTACAGGCGTTGCAACAAATATTGAAAAATCTGCTTTAGATTTATTATTAATTAATTTACCTTCACCACTACCATCTTTCCATAAAGGTGTAATCGCTTTTTCAAAAGGTTTCACTTTTGGCATTGGTTTAATATTAATATCTTTTAATGTTTGATAAGTGTCTTCGTTTACGTAGGTTTTACTTTTTGTCATTGATAGCTCCTTTTAAAAAACCTTCCCATTCTTGAGCTTTCTTTCCCCAGTTGTAAAATCTTTTATAAAACTTTTGTTGATTTTCTAAATGATTTTGTATGTAATCTTCATGTAAATAACTAGCTGCAATTTTTATAGCTGAAGCAAAATCTCTAGCCATTGATTCATAATCATCATTATAAGTAATATATACTGGCCACTCAGAGCATGTCTCATACAAGGCACCTAAATTATTTGTTATAACATGTACTCCTGCAGCTAATGCTTCCATAGCAGATACACAAGAGGTTTCCTCAAATATGCTTGGATAAACATATAAATCATAATCGGTTATATGTTCTAAAATATATTCATTCGGTTTGTATCCAATATAATTTACGTTAGGTAATTTTTTAGCTTGTTCATATAAAGGTTTAAATTGTTCATCGTTTTGTTTTTTAAAATCATTTCCATACACTTCACATGATGAATAAACATCTAACGTAATATTAGGATCTTTTATTTCTTGCATTGCACGTAACAATACATTCAAGCCTCTCCATGGAGTATTATGATGAAGTATTTTTATAGGCTCACCTTTTTTATATACTTTTCTTTTTGGAAAATTATTAGTTCCATTTTTAATAACCATAGATCTATCAGTTGGAATATCAAAAAAATATCTAAACTTTTCATAGTTCCAATGTGAATTAAATACATACCAATCATATTGTTTATGATTTGATTTATCCATAAACCATGGTGCAAGATTAGGTTGGTCGTATGAATTTTTTTGCCAAAGAATATTTACTTTATTTGGATCAATAGGAACTTTACCAGGAATAGAAGTACATATCTGAACTTGGTCTAGTAGTTCTTTTGGAACATGCTTTTCAAGCATTTCCATTTGGATTTCGGTTGCGCCTCTAGGCTTCATTATTTTTTTGTTTTAGCACCCATACTGATTCTTGTAACTTTGATTTCTAAATCTTGTCTGAAATCATCTTGAGTTGTATCAGTATTGGGATCTGCTACATCAGCATCAAAATCTTCTTTACTAGCATATACTTTACCAGTTCTTTTATGTTTTATAATTTCTTTTGCTTCAGCAGGTATTTTAATTAAATCGCTCATCCTTTTCCTTGTCTATTATATTTTTTATTATGTTGCAACTTCTTTTTTTTATTAGGACTCTTTGTATGTCTTCGAGGTCGTTTTCTAGGTTTTGGTCTAGGTACGTAATGCGTAAACTTTTGTTTAGCCATTCTGGTCTTCTCTAGAAATTTCTAATATTGAACATACTGCAGTAACACTTGTAGTATCACTTGTCTCCAATGTCAATGCATCGTTCTCTTCTAGAATAATTGGTCCTTTAGCTATATTACAAATAGTAGGTCCAGTAATAGATGCATATGCTATTAAATTAGAAGTGTTTGAATTTGAACTATCGTTTATTTTTGCTTTTACTACTTTACTTCCAGCCTCATTAGTAACTTGTATGTTTTGAACAATACCTCTTCCATTTACTGGAGCAGTATAAACTGTTACAGCTGCAGTAGTAGTTCCTGTAAAGAACGCGTTTTTATAAATATTAGCCATTATCTAGTAATCTCTTCCCAGTCCATAGTAGCAAATGCGTCTTGGGTATTAGTATCTGCACTTAGGATGATTGTTAATATTTCAGGAGTGCTTGTAAATGAATCTCTTTCTAATTGAAATTTAAATAAAGCTTCTTTTAAAAGATCTATACTTGGTGAGGATTGATTAGTGCTTTCAAAAAAACCACTTGCTAGAATTCTACCCGTACCAATTGTATAAGCTGTTCCTGTAATATTATATTCTACGGATGAATTAGTTCCTGCAGATACAAAAGTACCTCCTGTAATAGATCCTCCTGCAGCAACTCTCCAGTTATAGATAATACCATTTCCTGTACCTAAAATAGATAACGCAGTTAAAATAGCTATTGCATCTAATCTTGCCGATTTTAATCTTATTGATACTAAAGGATAATAAGTACCAGCAGTGGTTAATGTATAGGGTGAAGTAATGACTGTTCCAATTGCTTGTTGTCGTCCTCTTAGTTCATATCCACCTTCAGATATAGCTGTCGAACAAACTTGTTTTAAAGTTGAAGCAGATGCAACTGTTCCTGTATTTGTAATTTCATATCTGCAACATAAAGAAGCTGTTGTTATATAAGTCCCAGTTGAGCCTAAGTTTGCAAAATGAAAAGTATGAGCAATAATAAATTGTCCGTTAATTACGAAACCCATTCTAACAGAGCCCACTCCCAACCATTCTAAATCCATAAATTGAAGTTGAGCTTTTGTCATATCTAAAGTATAGCCACTCGCTCCTGTACCATCTAACTTATCTCCGTTCCAACTTGATTGATTGACTTTAGTATCAACAACAGAACCTGTAACATAACTTCTTTTAACAAGGGATAATGTAGAATCATTAAGTTCTACAAAAAAACCATTCTCTGATGTAAAATATCCTATTCTCTGTCTTAAATTTGTTTTAGCTTCTTCCATTTGAAAAGAGTTCATGATCAATAAAGATTTACCTGGTTGGTAAGATATAACTTTTTTACTCTCTCTTAAAACTTCATCTCCTGAAGCAGTAGTAACATCCATATCTATGAAACCACCATCCGCATCAAAGGTTGAAGATCCAGATCCAGTTGTGTCTTCTGAAAATAAATCATTGTCTGCATATCTGTGAGATGAATCAAATAAAGTTAAAGGAGAAGATATTCTCTGTCGACCAAATGCATCATAAGCAGTAGAAGCACCTGTAGTCCCTCCAATAACTGTTGGTTCTGTATTAACGTTATTACATGAACTCATTAGCAGCCAAACCTCATATTAAACCATGTAAATCTTTGAAGCTCTTGTTTTAAATCTTCTTGATAACCAAAATTCAATTCATTCTTTAAAGTATCTAAACCTTCTCTTAATTGTCTTTGATTGGTTTCTTCATACTCTGGTGTAGGTTCAGGTATGATTGCACTAATCTTTGCCATTATCTTCTTCCTCCTGCATGTATATCTAATCTTAAAGTACCATATCTCCAAGATTCATCAACAGCATCATTCTCTATTTTTAAAGATACTTGTCTTCCTCTAACTCTTGTGCTTACAAAAGTTGAAGTAGTATTAATGGTAAAAGGTCCGGTAATCAATGGATAGTCTGCATCAGTAGCTGCAGTTTGTCCTGGATAATCTCTAAATCTTAAAGTTACTTTTGCATTACCCGATAAATTTTTAAAGTCAGGGATAAATCTTGATACTCTCATAATATTTTCACCATCACCATTCATACCTTGTTGTGCATCTAAATCATAATCTCCTGATATAATATAAGAAGTAATGGCTGTGGATGTACCATCAATATATAATTCATTATTACCAGTCTCATGTGCCCAATATTTACTTGATCCATATGTATTAGTTACACCATTAATAGTTGGAAATGTAGGTGTACCATTAACAGTAAATTCTGTTGCATAAGGTAAATCATAAGTATGTGCATCAGAATAACTAGTTCTAGATAAAGAACCCACTGTCCAAGTTTGTTCTATAAAATTAAATACAACATTCCTATTTATTTGCTGCGAGCCGCTCGCTGCATAGAACCAACCCACTTCATTATATAGTGAATTATGATAACCATACGCAATTTGATTTGCAGCATAATTAATTCCTAAAGCATCTCCTTGAGTTGTGAATACAAAGTCTTCAACGAGTGATGGCAATTGTTTTACTGTACCATCAAACATAAAGAAGCCTCCACCAAATCCCATCCAGAAGACTGCACCTTGTGCATAGACTGCTGCATGTTGACCTAAACATCCACAGTTAGAACCAACTTGTCTTATTGTAAATGTAAAAGGTGGACCTACAAACTGTATTTGATAAGCAGCTTGATCGGTTAATACTAATATATAATCTTTACCTTGAACTGCTGTTACAATTTCATTTCCTTGGTCAAGTAAAAATGTACCTGCTGTATTATTTGCAGTTGGAGCATAAGTTCCAATATTTTCTTGATCTGAAAATCGAATAAACATTTTATTTTGAGAAGTTGAATCTGCTAAATCCGTTTGTGTTCCCATTAAGAATAGATGTCTATCTCTATCAGAAACTAGACTCATTAATGATTTTTCTGGTGCACCAGATACCACTGTTGCTCTTGTTTGTAATGCAGTTCCAGTTCCTGGATTCCAAGTGTATGTTCCACCATTTCTAGCTGTTGCAACTAACAACTGGCCATAATTATCGAGTGACCAGGAACCTGGATCGAGTGTTACTTGAGTAGTTGATCTTGCAGTTCCCCACTCTTCAATACCCCAGTTACCTGTACCCCAACCAAATGCTCCTGTTTCAAATACCGGACCAATAGTAATATAAGGCGTAACTGTTGCAGAACCTGCTGCAGTCATACCAGTGCCGGTTTCTGTAGTTGGCATGGTAATAGTAAATTCGTCATTACTAACTATTGATGTAATTTCAAAAGTATTTTCAAAAGAAGTTGAGTTAAAAC